AGAACCGCCCCCGGATCAAGTTCCACCCGGTGGGCGACGGCGCCGACGTACAGGCGGCCAAGGTCCGCAACGGGCTCATGCGGCACATTGAGTCGGCCTCGAGCGCCGATTACGCCTACGACTGCGCGGTCGAGAGCGCCGTGCGGGGCGGTTGGGGCTACATCCGCGTCGGCAGCCGCTACGTCGACGAGCGCTCGTTCGATCAGGATCTGACGATCGATCCGATCCGCAACCCGTTCACTGTCTATTTCGACCCGACGAGTTCGATGCCGGACGGCTCGGACGCGTCCTGGGCAATCGTCTCGGACATGATGCGCCGTGACGAGTACCGCGTCCGCTACGGCGACGTCGATCCGCTCGGCTGGCAGTACATGGGCTCGGGTGACTCGGTCGCCGACTGGGCCACCAAGGAGCAGATCCGGGTCGCCGAATACTGGCGCGTCCACCGCAAGATGGACACGCTGCACATGCTCTCGGACGGCAGCACCAAGTTCACCGACGAGCTGCCCGAAGAAGACACCCTCGAGGCGGCCGGCATTGAGATCGTCCGCACCCGCCGGGTGATGCGTAAATTCGTCGAGTGGTATTTGCTCTCGGCGACGGCCGTCCTCGACCGCCGCGAGTGGCCGGGCAAGTACATCCCCATCGTGCCGGTGTACGGCCGCGAGGTGGATCTCAACGGCCGGATCGTCCGCAAGGGCATGATCCGCGACCTGCGCGACCCGGCTCGCATGTACAACTACGGTCAGACCACCATGACCGAGGTGGCCGCGCTCCAGCCGAAGGCGCCCTGGCTGATTGCCGAAGGGCAGATGGAAGGCCACGAAGCGGCGTGGCGCGATGCCAACCGCAAGCCGATCGTCGCGTTACCGTACAAGCCGGTCACTGGTCCGAACGGCGAACTGATGCCGCCGCCGCAACGGCAGTCGGCGATGGCGCCAGCCGAAGGGCTGATGCAGTGGATACAGGGCTCGCAGTCCGACTTTATGGCCGTCGCGGGTATGCCGCACGAGCCGGGTCAGGACTCACCTGGCGAAGTGGTCTCGGGCTTGGCGATCAAGCGCCGGCAGGGCCTGTCGGACATCAGTCACTTTGACTTCGCCGACAACCTGACCCGCTCGCTCAAGCACATCGGTTCGATCGTCAGCGACCTGATTCCGCACTTCTACGACACGCAGCGTATCCAGCGCATCATCGGCGACGATGGCACGCCGGACACCACCACGATTAACGAGAAAGTCCGCGACCCGCTGACCCAAGCGGTGGTGCGGATCAAGAACGACCTCACCGGCGGCTTGTACGACACCGTGGTCGACTCCGGCCCGGGCTACCAGACCAAGCGCGAGGAGGCCGCGGAGGCCATGCTCGAGCTCTTGGCGACGCCGCTCGGCGAGATGACGGCCAAGGTAGCGGGTGACGTCGTTGTCCGCTCTCTGGACTTCCCAGACGCCGACACGATCGCTGACCGCATGGCCGCGATGATCCCCGGCGCCCAGATCGACAAGGACTCTGACATCCCGCCGAAGGCGCAGATGATGATTAAGGGTCTACAGCAGCAGTTGCAACAGATGCAGCAGTCGCACATGGCGCTCGAACTGGAACTCAAGACCAAGTCGGGCATCGAGCAGATGCGCCAGCAGGGCGAGACGCAGCGTTTGCAGATGAAGGAACAGGCCGAGACGCAGCGCACCCAGATGGAACTCGGGGTGCGGCGCGAGGACGTGCAGACCAAGGCGCACACCTCAATGTTCGACACGCACGTCAAGTCCATCACCGCGCACGACGTGGCCGAGATCCACGCCGCGACGCAGCTGCTTAACACCCACGCCGAGGCCGAACACAACCGGCGTGCGGCGAAAGAACTCGAAAAGTCCGCAGAAAAAGCGGAACGACGGTCCGAATAGTTAATTCGTTTTGCGTGGTCTGGCAGACCCCGCGAGCGGTGACTCTTTGCCCCGCACTTGGCGGTTTCCAAGGGATCAATACGTGGGTAGACCATGGCCATCACGACTGTGACCAACGCAAACCTTGCGGATTACGCAGCGGAACGCACCAGAAGCGTCAATATTCAGACGAACGAACAGCTCGTCGCAGCGGTCGATAAATCGACTGGTACAGACGCCGAAAAAAGCCCGATTGTCGCCACCGGCAGCGAAACGTCGCCGGATGCGCCACCCGAGCCCCAGGGCGAACCCGATGCCCCCAAGAAAGGCGAGAAGAAGGACGTCCAGACTCGCATCAACGAACTGACTCGAGCCCGTAAAGAGGCCGAGGAATTTGCTGAGGACGAGTACAACGCCAAGCTTCGCGCCGAGCGCAGGATAGGCGAGCTGGAAGCACAGCTTGAATCGTTAAAGTCGATCGAACAGCCCAAGACTGAGGCACTCAAAGAGCCCAATCCGGCTGATTATCAGGACATCGCCTCGTTCGCGAAGGCCTTGACGGACTACAACCGCAAGCTGACCGAACAACAGATCGCTAAAGCCCGTGATGACGAGCGGCAGCGTCTGGCGATGGAACGCCAAAACGAGTTGATGAAGACTCGTGTGGAGCTTGCGAAGTCCGAATTTGAGGACTTCGACGAGGTCATTTCAGCCGCCGACCGGGTGAAAGTGGCCGTTCCAGCGCACGTACAGGCCGCGATATTGGAGTCCGAATACGGCCCGCATATCGCGTACCACTTGGCGAAAAATCCAGACGATCAGAAGCGGATCTTTGCGTTGCCCGCGGCGAAGGCGCTGCTCGAGCTCGGCAAGATCGAAACATCGTTTGAGAAATCGGCCTCGGCAGAAGCGAAAGCGGAAGCCAAGCCCAAAACCACTATTGAAACCACTCGCGCACCCGCGCCCGTTGCTTCAATTCGTGGATCTGAAGCCCCTGTAGCCACGAACTCGAGAGAGGCGTTGAGCTTTCAGGACTACAAACGGCTCCGGATGAACGAATTGAGGCAGCGCCGGCGCTAAAGCGCATAGGAGACTGTCTTGTCTAACAACCTTCTGACTATCAGTCAGATCACTAACGAGGGCCTGATGGTCCTCGAGAACGATCTGTGCTTTGCCGATCACGTTAATCGCCAGTACGCCGACCAATTCGCCCTGTCGGGCGCCAAGGTCGGTTACACCGTCAACGTCCGCAAGCCGCCCCGTTACATCGGTACGACCGGCCCGGCGTTGAACGTGGAAGACACGAACGAGACCTACATTCCGGTCACGCTCACGACCCAGTTCCACGTCGACGTGCAGTTCACGACGGCCGACCTCGCGACCAGCGTCGACATGTTCAAGGAACGCATCATCAACCCGGCGGTTGCTGCGGTCGCGAACAAGATCGACCGCGACGGCGCGACGTATGCGTACCAGAACATCCCGAACGCGGTCGGTACCCCGGGTACGCCGCCGGCGTCGTTCCTGAGCTTCACGCTCGCGGGCGCGATCCTCGACGGTGAAGCCGCGCCTCGCGATGGCGAGCGCGTGGTCATCCTTGACCCGTTCAGCATGGCGTACGCGCAGGATTCCGTGAAGGGCCTATTCAACCCGCAGTCGGGCGTTGCCGAGCAGATCGAGAAGGGCTTGGTTGCCAAGAACTTCGCCGGCTTCGACTGGTACATGGATCAGAACGTGGTGTCCTACACGGTAGGCGCCCAGGGCGGTACGCCGACCTTGGCGAACAACACCTCAAGCGCGTGGCTCTCGTCGGGTTGGGCGTCGTCGGGTCTTATCCAGTCCACGGGCTGGACGGCTTCGGCGGCGGCTCGCCTGACCGTTGGCGACGTGATCACCGTCGCGGGCGTGTACTCGGCCAACCCGCAGAACCGCGGTGCGTACGGCTCCAACCGTCTGCGCCAGTTCGTCGTTATTGCGCCGCCGTCGACGTTGTCGAACGGTACGTACAACAGCACGACCGGTGTCTACAGCTCGTCCTCGGGCGGCGCTCTCGACTTCTACGTCAAGAACGCGGGCATCTACGGTGGCCAGTTCCAGAACGTCACGGCGCAGCCTGCGAGCAACGCCGCGATTCAGGTCTGGGGCTCGGCGTCGGGCGCTTATGCCGGCACGGTGTCGCCGCAGAACATTGCGATGCACCGCGACTGCTTGGCGTTGGCGTTCGCCGACCTCGATCTGCCGGGCGGCGTCGATATGGCCGCGCGTGCGGTCGACGAGGAAGCAGGTATCAACTTCCGCGTTGTTCGTCAGTACACGATCAACAACGATGCCCTGCCCACCCGCTTTGACGTGCTCTACGGATGGGCTTCGCTCTATCCGGAACTGGGCGTCAAGATCGCCGGCTAATCGACGGAGGGGGCGTAACAGCCCCCTCTATCCCCTTCTTTTCCGAGGTACTTTTCAATGGCTAATCCTGGACCGGCCACTATTGGCACGACCAACACCCAGCCGCCGCGGTCGACTTTGCAGACCATTCAGACGATTGCGGTGTCCATCACTCCGACTCAGATTGCGACGGCCAGCTCGGTCGAGCAGTCGTACGGCTTGAACGGCGCGACGTACGCGACCGCGGCGACCGGCATCTTGGCCGGCGACGTGATCCTTGCGATCAACCCGCCCAGCACCGCGGCGAGCTGCTCGATCGGTGGCTTCCGCGTCGACACGTCGACGGCTGACAAGTTCTACATCGACTGGGTGACGTCGGCTGCGACGATCACGCCCCCGTCGGGTACGTACTTGATTACGGTCGCTCGGTACATCTCGAGCGTGTCGACCAGCCCGGGCACGTTCTCGTCGCTGCCGTCGGCGATTACCACCAACTGATCAACGGGGCCGGGTAATACCGGCCCTTTTTAGGAGAAATCAATGCCAGGTGGAACTACTCCCCAAGGCGGCAATTGTAAGTTGCAGGAACTGCTCGCGTTGGCGATTACGACGCCTTCGGTGACTGCCAACACGTCCAATACCGCCACTTACTCGCTGCCGGGCGTGTTGCCTTACGACATCGTCGACGTTCAGTCGCAGTCCCACGTTGCCGGCCTGTCGGTCGGGTCCTCGTGGTGTTCTACGGCGGGCTCGATCATCGTGCAGTTCGTCAATTCGACGGGCAGCACGATTGGCGCGCAAAGCAACTATCAGATCCTGATTCTCGTTTCTCGTTATGAGAACGCGAATTTGGGCCTGTCAACCTTCCCGTCAGCCATCGTCTAAATAGCAACGCTATACGTCTCGGAATACCGCCAGATTGCGAGCGTACCGTCGGCGACCAATTACGCGCCGATGGCCGGTCAGGCTCCGCAAGAGCCCCCGGTAGCGGAACAGACCATCGCAATCACGGGAAGCAGCACCGCGTTAGCCCAGTTTTCGGGTTACACGGCCATGATTCGCGTGCATTGCGATGCGATCTGTTTGATCAGCATTGGCAACAGTCCGGTGGCGACCAACGGCACCTCAAACACTTTGGACGGCACCGACATCATCGCGGCCTACGGCGGCACGCCGGCTGCGAATTCGACGCCCTACGAAGCAACGCTCAACCTTTCGATGATGCGCCTTGGAGGCATGGTTAGATAATGGCTGCAAACAGCACCACCGCAATGGACATCATCACCGGCGCGTTGCGTAACATCAACGCATTGGAAGCCGGCGAAACCCCAAGCGCCGCAGACGCAGCTGACGCCTTGATGGTCCTAAACGACCTCATCGAGGCGTGGTCGATCGACAAGCTGATGATCTTCTCGTCGGTCGAGAACATCCTCACCTTTACGCCAGGTCAATACCAGTACACCGTCGGCAACCCCGTCGGCGGCACGTTCACCGGTACCCTCGTCAGCGGCTCACCCACTATCTCGGGCGTGACCATCCCGTCCAACCTCGTCGTGGGCGGCACGCTCACCGACGTGCAGTCGGCGATCCCCTCCGGCACCACCATCCTGTCGATCGGCACCAACACGGTGACCATGTCGGCGAATGCGACGGCGACGGTGTCGGCGGCCGAGACGATCACCTATACGACCCCGGGCAATTTCCCCATTGGCCGCCCGCTGCGGATCACGAACGCGTTCACCCGCATCACCTCAAGCGGTAACACCGGGCTCGATTACCCCATCGACATCGTCGGTCGCGACAAGTACACCGCCATTGGCCTCAAAGGTCTGGCCGGCCCGTGGCCGATCCTGTGCTATTACGACCCGACGTACCCGATCGGGAACCTGTATTTCTACCCCAATCCGTCGCAAGCGGGCTCGTTGCACCTGTGGACGGACACGATCCTGACGGACTTCGCGAACGTCAATCAGGCGATCAATCTCCCGCAAGGCTTTGCGCGAGCGCTCAAGAAAAACCTCGCCCTCGAGCTGGCCCCCGAGTACGGCAAGACCGCCGGGGCGTTGCTGGTAAAGCAAGCGATGGAATCGAAGGCAGCGATTAAAGCGTTGAACGAGATTCCGGACGTCGAAGCCTTCTTCGACCGCGACATCGTCCGCAGTCGCCGCACCGACGCCGGTTGGATCATGCACGGCGGCTTCGCGTGAGTTACGAGGGCGCTGATTTCGGCCTAGTCGGGAGCGCGTATGAAGCCCCGATGCTGTTGCAGGATGCCCAGCGGCTCATCAATTGGTATGCCGAGATCGATGCCGAGAAGGACGCCAAGGAGCCTATAGCGCTTCTGGGCTGCCCCGGCCTGAATCCCATACTCAGCACCCAGACAGGCCCCGTTCGCGGCTTGTGGGTGCTTCCCGGCGGTTCTACGGCCCTTGCCGTGGTCGGCGCGACGGTCTACCTCATCACGATGACGGTGTCGGCCACGCAGTCGAGCATTGCTCAGTTCTCGACCGCGGTGGTCGGGACGCTGAACACCAATTCGGGGCCGGTCTGCATCCGCGACAACGGCGCCATTTTCGGCGGTCTGGGCGGCTACGCTGTCATCGTCGACGGCACCTACGGCTACCTGTATCGCCTGAGCGGTGCCGGCACGGCAACCACGACGGTCACCACGACCGCCGGA